AATACTTCTGAAGTAATTACTGGTACTCTTGCTAGTATTGTTGCAGCTGGTATTACTGGCACAACTGGTACGTTTTCCTCAACTATGGGGATTACTGGAAATACAACTATTGGCGGAACATTAGGTGTTACTGGTAATACTACTTTAACTGGTACATTAAATGCTGGCGCAACTACGCTAAGTTCGTTAACTCTTACTACTCCATTGGCTGTTGCTCAAGGTGGTATTGGTCAAACCACACTACCAGAAACTGGTCAAATCCCAATTGGTAACTCTTCAAGTGGGTTTACTTTAAATCGTATTACTGCTGGTTCATATATTCAAATTACCAATACCAGTGGCGGTATTCAAGTTGCATATACTGGTACTTCTGGTTCTTCTGCGATTTTCGCAGCGCAAGCAACATCAGATCTTGGTTTTGTATATGACAATAACATTATTGCAACAGAAGACCTCGGAGCCGTTGGCGGTAATATCCCATTAACATATGATTTGGGTGTATTACGATTAGACGGTATTGTTTCTTTATCTAACTTAGATCAATCTGTAAAATCAGATTATCTTGGTTACTCAATTATTTTCGGATTCTAAGGATATAAAATGGCACGTCAGTTAGTTGAAAAATTTATTTTCTCACCAAACATAGCGGGATCAGGAACAGTTAAATTTCCTGGTAAAGTTGACTTAACTCAGCTTTTGATTATTGCGAATAAAACCCAGCAAACAAACATCTACGCTATCGGTGACCCAACAAAGAATGGTACAATCTCGTATGATGCCACCGATACTACCTTTTCGGGTGGTAGTTCGCAATACTCTGAACAGGTTGGAGTAACTACTGTTGTTTTCGGAGCTGATACATCAACAATGTTATCAACTGATAAACTTGCTATTTACTCTGATGCTCCAAAGTATGTTGGTAATATCGTTCGTCCATATGGTTTCGGTGTTGATGCCATTGAACGTCAACGTATTGCTAGTCCTCAATCATTAATTGATGCTGACTTTGAATATGGTTTACAACCTACTAAGTGGCAGAACTATTCAGATATCCGTGGTATTCCAGGTATCTACGAAAAGCCAGGTCTGGATTTGTTTATTACTAACATTACATCAGATGGTGGTAACCCATCTGTCATGACTGTTACTACTTCTGTGGCTCACGGTCTTTCTACTGCAACTCCAGTTATTATATTCGGTTGCGCAGGTGTTGCAACTGCTGCTCGTGCTGAAGGTGCATTCGTTATTACTTCTGTTCCAACTTCAACTACGTTTACTTTCTTTGCGAAAGGTATTGTAGGAACTAATGGAACTTCGGTTTTCAATCAATCTACTTACGCACGTCGTGGTGGTTTTTATGCTGGTTCTGGTTTACCAATTACTGGTTATGCTTCTAATGGCGCATCACCTTCTGTTATCACAGTAACTTGTTCAGCGAATCATGGTTTGATTGCTGGCTCTCCACTTGTTAACGTAGTTTCTTCTGCTGGAACATATCATGAACTAATGGGTGGTAATTTCTTTGTTGAAACTGTGCCAACTGGAAATACATTTACGTTTACTGCTCGAGTTGGTGGCGCAGTACAAAACGCTAACATCGTTGCAACAACTTATACTCGTTCTGATGCGTTCGTTCAACACAGACCATTTGATGGCGGTGTTAACATTGGTACATTCTTACCTTCTCATGGTGCTTCTGTTTCTCGTCAAACTAAAAAGTATATGCGTTACCAATCAGGTAAAGGTATTCTTTGGACTTCTGGTGTGCTGTTTAACCCAGTTCTAAACCTTGACCAAATTTCTGCAGCAAACACTACTGTTGGTTCTGTTATTACTGTTACAACTGAAGTTGATCACGGTCTACAAGCTGGTTGTACTGTTGAAATTGCAGGTGTTGTTACCTCTGGTTATAATGGCATTTATGGTGTAGTTTCTATTGTTAATGAATCGTCATTTACAATTTCTGCTGGTGTTACACTTGGTAGCACTTCAGCAGTTATTACCAACCTTCCACGTGTTACTGTTAAAAATTGGATTGGTGCATCAACACGATGCGGTGCGTTCGATGATCAGAATGGATTATTCTGGGAATATGATGGACAAGAATTAGCAGTTGTTAAGCGATCTTCAACTTATCAGTTATCAGGATTTATTTCTGTAACTGCAGGTTCTCAATCAATTACTGGTACATCTACTCGTTTTACTCAACAGTTAAAAGCTGGCGATTCAATCGTTATTCGTGGTATGACTTATCGTGTTGGTTCTATAACTGATGATCTTACTATGACTATTAACCCAGAGTATCGTGGTGTTAATAATTCATCAGGCATTAAAATTGCACATGTTATTGATCAGCGTGTTCCACAATCACAGTTCAACTTTGACAAGATTGATGGTACTGGTATTTCTGGATATGCCGTAAACTTAAACAAGATGCAAATGTTAGGTATCTCGTTCTCTTGGTACGGTGCTGGTTTTATTGACTTTATGCTACGTGGTCCAGATGGTAATATGATTCCTGTTCATCGTATGAAACAAAACAACGTAAACGATGAAGCGTATATGCGTACTGGTAACAGCGCAGTTCGTTATCAAGCGATTAATGAATCTGCTCGAGATCGTTTAGCAACTGCAATGAATGATTCTGTTACTTCAATTGTATTGCATGATGCTTCTCGTTTCCCAGCTACTGGTGGTACTGTTCTTATTGATCACGAATATATTAACTACACAGGTAAAGCAAGTAATACTCTAACTGGTTGTACTCGTGGCGCATCTTTTACCATGTTCGTTGGTGGTTCTAATAAGACATTCTCGGGTGGCGCAGCAGCAAGTCATGCTGTTAGTAATGGCTATACTGCGGTAACTTTAATTACTTGTACTTGCGCACCTATTGTTAACCACTGGGGTTCTTCTTATATTATGGATGGTGGATTTGACACGGATCGTGGTTACTACTTTAACTACGCTGCAACTGGTGTTGCGCTAACATCAGGACAGTCTAAAACTGCGTTCTTCTTGAGACTTGCGCCATCTGTATCAAACTCAATCGCTGGTAACTTTGGAGATCGTGACTTAATCAACCGATCACAGTTATTGCTACAAAACTTACAAATTCAATCAGACCAATCTGTGCAAGTTTATGGTATTTTAAATCCAGGTAATATTGATGCTTCTTCATTAACTTGGACTGCTGTTAATACTACTGCTCTTGGATCTCAACCTTCTTTTGCTCAGATATCAACAAGTTCTACTACTACAGCTACTCCAGGTGAACAAAACTTTAGTACGTTGGGTCAACCAAATGGATTTTCGCAGATTGACTTGTCTCAGTTAAAAGAATTAACAAATTCAGCAATTGGTGGATATAGCAATTACCCAGACGGACCAGACGTTCTTGCGGTGGTTGTTAGAAATCTAACTACCAATAATGCTTCTGCCAACATTAACTTATTCTGGTCAGAAGCGCAAGCATAAATATACAAAAATAGAGGAAATTCAAAATGGCAACCCAAGTACAATTTAGACGAGGAACTACTACCCAGAACAATGCGTTTACTGGAGCGAATGGTGAGATCTCTGTCGACACTGATATAAAAACTCTCCGACTGCATGATGGTACAACTGGTGGTGGTTCAGCTACTCTAATGAACACTACTACTGCTCAGACTGCGTTAAATAAAACTTTCAGTAGCGGATCCGTGTGGACTGGTACTGCAATTGCTCTAGCGTATGGTGGAACAGGTTCTTCATTATCTGCAGTTCAAGGTGCTGTTCCTTATTGCGGTGCTTCTGGATTGGGTTTATCTGCTGCTGGTACTTCTGGTCAGGTTTTAGTTTCTGGTGGTACATCTTCTCCAGTTTGGGTTAATGCATCATCGTTAACTACTGGTACTGCTACTGTTGCTACAACTGCTACTAACATTGCTGGTGGTTCTGCTGGTCAGTTAGTTATTCAGTCTGATGTTGGTTTATCTACTTTCATTACTGCTGGTGCGTCTGGTACGTTCTTACAATCAACTGGCGCTGGTTATGCTCCTACTTGGGCAGCTGGTCAAGTTACTATCGGTTCTACTGCTGTTGCTCTTGGCGCAACTGTTACTTCTTTTACTGGTCTTAATATTCTAACTGCCACTGGCACTAGCCACTGGTTGCTACCAGTTGGTACTACTGCTCAACGTCCAGGTTCTCCTGCGACTGGTATGGTTCGTTATAATACGGATACAGTTGGATTTGAAGGTTATTCTTCTGGTTCTTGGTCGTCGCTTGGTGGCGTTTCTTCTGTTGACAAATATACATATATCCAAGCAGAAACTTCTGCTGGCGCTTCTAATGGTGAACTAGAATTCTTTGTTGAGAATTCAGCTGGTAATGCTGCTGTAAAAGCAATGGGTATTACTAATGCTGGTGTTACTATTGCTGGTAACTTAACTGTTGATGGTACAACTACTACTATTAATTCAGTAACTTTAACTGTTGATGATAAAAATATTGAACTAGGTTCTGTTGCTTCTCCTACTGACAGTACTGCTGCTGGCGGTGGTATTACTCTTAAGGGTGCTACTGACAAGGTTATTGATTGGAATGCAACTACTGGTTGGAGACTTGAGGATGATATAGCAACACGCAGATTGTTCACTGGAACTACTTCTAGTACAAATGCAACTTCTATTCTGGCTGTTGCTGCTGCTACGTATCGCTCTGGTGTTATTGAGATGCAAGTTGTTAATAGCACATCATATAGAATCTGTCGTTTGATGTTTGTTCATGATGGTACTACAGTAACTATATCTGAAAATTATTTGGTTGGTTTAGATATTCAAACTGCCACTACAAATACTACATTCACTGCAGATATTAGTGGTGGTAATGTTCGTATTCTAGCTACTGCCGCAAGTGGAACTTCTACAATCAAGGGTGAGTGTACTCTATTCAAGGTATAATTAAATGGCAATCCCAACAAGTAGAGAGAGTCTAAAGCAATACTGCCTCAGAGATTTAGGTGCTCCAGTACTGGAGATTAACGTAGATGATGACCAGTTAGAAGACCGTATTGATCAGGTGCTGGATTACTGGCGTCTTTATCACTACGAAGGTATCGAACAGATTTATCTTAAGTGCCAAATTAAAGCATCTAGACTAACTATTACCACAGGTAATGCTGCTTCATTTGGTTTAGAACAACCTGTTGTTGGTGCAACTTCTGGTGCAACAGCAACTGTTACTAGAGAGAATGATACAATTTCTTCTGGTAATACTTTGCTTGTTAAGAATGTAGTCGGCACTTTCGTTGCTGGTGAAACTATTACCAGTGGTGCACTTACTGCAACTCTTGGTTCAGGTACTCCTTGCGTTCTTGGCGAGTATGATAAAAAATATGTAGATATCCCTGACGCTGTTTATGGTGTCACTAAAGTACAAAGTATTGGTCAAGCGTCGTCTTCAAAGAATATCTTCGACTTGCAATATCAATTACGCTTAAATGATTTGTATGATTTAACTTCTACATCAATCATTTATTTTAAAACTGTTATGGGTCATTTGGCTCTATTAGACTTAGAGTTAAATGGTCATACGTTATATCGTTTCAATCGCTTACAAAATCGTTTGTACCTAGATATCAACTGGCAGACTGATGTATCATTCGGTGATTACATTATTGTCTACGCATATCGTGCTTTAGATCCAGCTGAATTCTCTAAGGTATGGAATGAGAATTGGATCAAGCGTTATACTGTTGCTCAGTTCAAACGTCAATGGGGTACTAACCTAAAGAAATTTACAGGTCTTCAACTTCCAGGTGGCGTAACATTAGATGGTGATAAGTTATATGCTGAAGCCATGACTGAAATTCAAATCTTAGAAGACGAACTGCAAAATAAATCTGCTCCTCTAGAATTCTTCTTAGGATAAAATGTCTACAACAAATGTATATTTTTCTCAGGGAACTCAAAACGAACAGTACCTGATTGAAGATATTATCATTGAATCTCTAAAGATTTATGGTAATGAAATATTCTACATTCCAAGATCCTTAGTATCTAAGGATAATGTTCTCGGTGAAGATCGCCTTTCTCAATTTAAAACTGCATTTCCTATTGAGATGTACTTTGAGAACGTAGACTCATTTGGTGGTCAAGGTGCTTTTATTCAGAAGTTTGGTTTAATGATTGAGCAGTCTGCAACTCTGGTAGTTGCACGTA